ACTGTGACTGCTACTGCTAAAAGTCCATCGTAGCCGTTGTCGGCTGAAATTATTTCTTCTTGCTGATAGGATGACGGAGTATATGTTCTCGTTTTGGTCTGTAAGTTAGGCCCAATATGTGAAGGTGTGACGACATAAGGATTACCCGAATACGGATAATAAATATCAAATAACGGCGTACACGTTCCATTTGATGGATTTTGAAATACTACAAAGTGAAGCTCGCCTGTGTTTGTGTCAAGTCCGTATGCACTCGCTCCATATGTGACTGAGTTATATTTGGCTATCGCATCATAAGCGTCGTCTGTTATTGCGTCATAGCACCCTTGCCAAGTACGATTACATGTAACGAGATTATTGTTATCGACTTCAAATTGAATACATACATTGACAATGGCCCGCTCGTAGTTCTTTACGAGATACCCTGAGCCGCTCATCGTGTTTGACGTGAGAGTCGTTGTCCCCGATGGTATAATATACTGTGACGGTATCGGATCAACTGTCACCGCTCCAGTAGTATACTTCCCGCTTGTAACTGCGGTCTGTTGGCTTGTGGTTGGCGTAATTGTTGTCGCTGCCTGCGTCGGAAGTTGGCTCGTTTTTGTACCTGATAATACAACACTCATGGTGTCGGATGTATCAAAATATCCTGCGGTATATACTGGATGCGCCGATACTGTTCCGTTAACTTCTGCGGTTATAAGTCCGCCAGATGATACCGAGATGCTCATATCGTTTTCGGCCGCAACTTCCATAGTATCAAAAACTCCGCTCGGTACGGCATTGACTGTCACATTAACTTGGTCGAGTCCGTCATACCCATTGTCGGGAGTGATGGTGTCCGTCTGCTGACTTCCGCTTGGTGTGTATGTTTCTGACTTGGTTTGGAGGGTCGGTGTACCTCCTCCGATGGAGAATATCTGCGTCCCTCCTCCGGCAAGAGGCACATCAATTTTATTTATGCCCGAGTAGGTCTCGTCTTTTAAATCTATATTTACGGACATAGTGCCTCCTTATCGTAAAATCAAAGTATCTCCGTTTTGAGTGATGTTCACATCTCTTGTGAGTGTGCCTCCTCCGACTGCGTAGAGGCTGAATTTGTATGTCCCTGTCGTGCCGGAGTTATTCGGTCTTACTGCGTAGACTTGAGGAGTGGTCGTGGATGATCCTGCCCCGTATGTCTCGACGAGTATGCCTTGCGATGTGCCTTTGGAATTTGCGAAGAAGTCGGGTGCGGATGAAAATAGACCGTTCGGATATGTCGCAGTATGTGTCGAAGCCGTTCCCTCATAAAGAGAGCCCCACGCAGACCATCCTGTAATTGACTCCTCTAACGTTCCCCAGCACTCCGCAACACCGCTCGCCCATACTCGATACGTCCAAATACCTTCCGTACCCTCTTCGGTGATGTAGTCGAGTCCTGAACCGCCTCCGGATCCGGATGAGCTGCCGAAACTTTCACCGATACCAAGAGCCTCCGATAATGTCGTTGCGAGCGTACCGAGTTCCATTCCTTCGTAGGATCCACGCAGCACGTTCCATATCGTTTTGACGATCTTGAAGTTAGCGGACACGTTATACATCGGGAAGATGACTGTTATTGTGTCGCATAAGCTGCACTTAAGAAGTTCCTGGAACGCAGAGAACTCGCCCATATCTGCCAGGCGAACGAAATCGACCGAAATCGACTGCGCCGGAAGATTTGTCTGATTACTCTGCATATATGAAAGAGCCTTTGCTTCGAGCTGAGCCGTAGTGGGTTCGCTCTCGAACTTGTCAGTCAGATCCAGCGGAACGCAGATATCATATCCGTTAAATCCTGTTGTCCCGAGTGTGACCTGGTTACCGACAAGCAAAGAGTCTCCATTATAGAATGGAATACATGATGTAAATGTCGACTGATAGTCTGTATCGTCATTGTAATCTAATAAGTTAACGCCGTAGCGGATCGCAAAATCACGCATCTGGCCACGAGCAGAGTGCAGAATGACCCGAAACTTATCCCACTCAAATTCGCCGCCGTAAGCGTCCAAAATCGAGCCCTGAACGCCTCCTAACATCTGGCGGACACTTCTGGGCGTTCCGTCAGCTGCGGCCATATAAGCGGATGAGGTTATATCCGTCTCGTATGTGAACGGATTAGTCGGAGTCGCATTACCGAGCATAGTAAAAGCGTCGGCAAGTGAACTGATTTGAGTTCCAGCGACTGTCATCTGACTCTGCCTGTATGAGATGTGCGTGCAATGGAACGACACGATACCATTTATCGGCTTCGAGTACGAAACGATCGTAAACGGCTGGATGTCACCTGTCTCGTCGTGAGTTACGCCCACGATACGTCCGCAGGTGATCTTGTCGTAATTCGCACCGTTGACAGGATATTCAAAATCGCACTCATATATGCCGTTTCGTTCTTCTGTTACGGTACACGAAAGGCAGTCACGAAGACGACCGATACCATTATCAGCGAATGCAGTCTCGTTTGCTTCAAATAAAATCGGGATCATACTGTCCACCACCTCGGCGTGATCTTAAAGTTTGAAACGTTCGTATATGTTACGGTCGTACTGCCCGGAGGTAATACTGGAAGCTCACCGCCGAGATTTACGAAGTTGTTAAGCGAGACGGTATTGCCCGAGTCTATCTTGTAGGCCTCACCGATATCGAGGTCGATGTAGATCGTTCCGGACAGAGCGTTCTTGGTTGAGTCGACTGTGCCGGTGTAGTTGCCCTGATCCGTTACGGTTGAAATCGGATAGGTCGAGTATGTGCCGCTCTTCCAGCGAACCGTGATAGTCGAGGATCCGTTATAAATGACCTCGCACGTTACGGTCTTCGTTTCAGATGTTCCGCTCTTAGTAATAGTGATATCTATTGTCTTCGAGACGGTCGAGCTCGTTCCTGCGGTGAATGTGGTTGGAGTCGCTTCTAATGTAAACGATCCAGATGAGCCAGACCTTGTCAGGCCGTTAGCGTTCGCATCCGAAAAGGTTACCTTTGTATCAGAAGGCTTAAATGTCGCTTTAGGCCCGTAGAATGTGATCGTATTGCCTGTATTATAAACGCCTGTATTGTTGATAGTCGCAACGTCGACGAAGTAATATCCTGTAGCGGATGACGACGCAACGGACAAATCTAAGTCGGTCATACCTAATATGGCATTAAGGACCTTTATCTGCTGCGTCCCGAGATTAATCGTTCCCGCACTACCATTCGACGTGAACTGAAGCAGCGGATGAGAATCGAATAAGGTCGGATTAGATATCGTCCCATTATTCGCCACCGATGTCGCAGTTTCGCCGCTCTTCAAAAATCTCTGCGGTTTGCAGTCGAAGGTAATATCGAATGTCCCCTTCTCTAATAAGATGGGAGAAACTTCCAGCCCGCTCTTATAGACCGCCATTCTGTACTCGTCGGGATTATACTCATCTTCAAGACGTTTGTATCCGGTTTTCGAGCAAAGATAATTTCTTAAATTGGAGATCCCAGTCGCAAAGTCGGTCTGATCGTCTCCTACGGCTGATGCTCTGAACTTGACCTCGATATTGTCGAATCTACCTCCATCACGTGCATATGTTCCATTTCTGCCGGGTATCGTTATCATCTCGACATCTCTTACAGGAGCATCGAACACAGTCACGCCTGTCAGATATACACCGAAGTCTTTTGAGCTCTTACTGTCGAAAGTAAAGCCTTTGAAATTAGTAACTGTTAAATCCATGCCATTTTTCTCCTGTTCTCTAACTCGATGATTCGTCTCTGGACTGCATCAGCTAAAGCGTTCACGTCCATATTAGGTGTGGCGTTGATGTTTATGATCGTCTCGCCTGTGAATCGTCTATCCATCTCTTCCCATAACTTCTTAAGAGGAAGAACTGCCTCAGCTCCGGCTTCACCTACTCCGGTAAGGACTGTCGGCGAATTGAAGATACCGCCGTTCTTATACCATTGAATACCGAGTGAAGGAATGACGCCCTTTAATAGATCTGAGATCTTCCATCCGGGAGGACTAATCGAGAAGTGCGGAAGACTGATGTGCGGCAGCTGAATATTCAAGTTGCTGAACAGACCTTTTATTTTTTCTATTATGGCCTGTATGAAAGCGAATGCCGTGTCTATAGGATGAGTGAGTGCATAGCCTATCGCCTGACCTATCGCCACGACTCTATCCTTTAACATCGTGAACTTCTCAACTACCCAGTCTTTCAGAATCACCGCTTTTTCTTTTATGGTGTCCCAATTCCTATAGAGCAGAACTCCAACGGCGATGATAGCAGCGATAACTCCAACGACCGGAGCTGCGGCTGCTAATACTCCACCGATAACCGGACCGATGGTAGCCATTAACGACATGATTGACGAAATAGCGAATGCCAGTTTGCCGACTACGATAAGGACCGGAGCAAGTGCAGCAACGACGCCCGCAATAGTTCCGATGATCGCCAGCGTTTCAGGAGACAATTGCGATAACCAGCCCGCAACTTTTTCCATAAAGCCAGCGACCTTCTCCATAGCCGGAGCAAGATATCCTGCGAGCTGCATACCGATAGTATTTATAGCTGCTCCCCAGGTAGCCTTTATCTCGTCCAGGCTATCGTTGAACTCGTTTGCTTTCTGTAGCGTTTCCTCGTCTACAAGCTCGAGGCCATTGCTCGCAAATACGTCCGCAACTCTCTTATAAGTCTCTCCTGCGTCCTCAATGAGCGGATTCAGTTCGGAGGCGGACTTGCCGAAGATCTGCATAGCAATTGCATCACGTTCGGTCTCATTCTCCATCTGTCCGAGTGCAGCAATAGTCTCTGTGAATACGTCGTCCTGAGATCTCAGCTCACCGTTGACATCTGTTACGTTTACACCTAACTTGGCGAACGCATCGGAGGTCGATTTGGTTCCCTGAGCTGCGGAGTACATCGAAGCCTTCATCTTCTTCTGAGATTTGGCTATTGTCTCAACAGATACATCGACC